GGATAAACCAAATCCTAAAAAGAAGTCAAAGGCGCTATCGCCAAAGCAGAAGTCCAGCGCCAAGGCGCGCGCTAAGGCTGCTGGTCGCCCATACCCAAATCTCATTGACAACATGGCTGCTGCTCGAAAGAAGAAGTAGTGGCTACTTTTGAACCGCCTATTGGCTCGTATAACCCACCGGTCTACCCTTGGGCTAAGGATGAAGCTCCATTTCGGTACTACCAAGGTACTCCCAAGGGCAAGAACATTTACGTCAAGCCAGATGGCACTGTGGTTGAAAATCACGATCCAGGCGATGCTATCTACATCTATCTTGGTGGACACGTTTACACCGATCTCAGCGCTACAGAAGTTTCCATTTTGCAGGCAGCAGGCTATACGGTTGTTGCATGACAATTCACCAAAGAGAAGTCCATCCAGAGTTTGTTTCGGATTGCTTTATGTGCAAGGTTTCCTCGGTACAACTTAATGCTGGCGCTGTAAATAGCAACCCTAAGTTTCAAGAGGTAGAAGCTCGCGAGAAGCGCTGGAATAAGGACATGCCAGCCTATAAGCGCCTCAGAGACCAAGGTTACCAACCAAAGGGTATCGACGGTGCTGCGGTCCTAGAACGTGACGCTACGACCCGTTTTGAGATTGAGAGCGGTACTGCATTTAGGGGTCAAGGTAAAATGGTCGAAGAAGCGGTAAACTTTGTAGAGGACTTAACAGGAAAATCGGTGCTAGAGCCTGTTGTTGCACCAAAGGCTCAGGAGGCTAAAGTATGACCAACGCACAAGACTGGATTGAGGGAACTCGATTCCGGCTCATGTCAGGCCATCAAGAGCAATTAAACCGTCTAAAGACTGCTTATACTGCTGGCTCTGGAACTTTAGCCTTTGACTTTGACATTGCTGGTATTCGTCCAGGATCAGTCCTTAGCGTAGGAACTTCCACTTTCTACGTTTGGGAAGTAAGTACAACCCTTAAGACCGCTACAGTTCAGGCTTCATGGGATGGCACTACAGATCAGGATTGGCCGGCAGCAACTGTTGTTCGCGTGGCTCCTAGATTTACAGATGCTCAGATCTTGCGCGCTATCAACGAAGACATCAACGACCTGTCTTCTCCTGCCAGTGGACTATTCCAGATTGGCACAACTGAACTTACTTACGACTCAGCCCTAGTTGGATACGATTTATCCCTAGCGCCAAACATGATTTCTCCTATTGAACTTCGTGTAGAAAACCCAGGAAGTTTTAAGGAATGGACTCGTATTCCAAGCCATAAGTACCGCGTAGTCAAGGGCGCTCCAACTGGAGATGAAGGCTTTGAGTCAGGAATGGCTTTGTTCTTGTATGACATGTGGGCTGGCGCTACAGGTGATCGCTTACATTTGACTTACCGCAAGGGATTTAACAAGTTAGCAAACTCATTTTCTACCAAAATTTCTACTGGACTTCCTTCTAGTGCTTGGGACCTTCCTCCAATTGGTGCTGCTATTTCTCTTATGGCTGGTCGCGAAATCAAACGTTCCTTTGTTGAGTCTCAAGGAGATTCTCGTCGTGCAGCTGAAGTTACTGCTGGTACTTCAACAAGTTCAGTAAGGGCTTTGATTGCACTGCGCCAACAGCGCATTACCGCTGAGAAGCAAAGGTTGGACGGTTTTTACCCGATCATTAAGGATGCGTAGTGGTTAACGCTAACTATGGCATGAGCCTTGGTGCTTTTTTTGGCGCTGCCTTTAATTCTTCAGAATCTATAAGTACCAATCTTGTTCCATCAATCTTCCCAATTGCTATTGACGGCAAGCCTTACAACTTAGATTTTAATAACCCAATGGGCGGTAACTTATACCGTCGCGATTCAGTTGCTTTGCTTCGTACCCAAGCTGACAGCGCTAGAACTGCTGGCGAGTCCTCGGTATCTCCTGAAATCTTTTGGCGCAGATCTTTTGACTCTTGGCATGCTGGTGCTGGACAGACTCACGCAGACCGCGAAACTTCTAACCCGTACCGCTTTCGTTCCTCTAAGGGAATGGATGTTTGGACTAAGGGAGAACTTAAAGCCCTTAATGATGTATTAATTCAAAACCCTACAACAGCGAATGAAAACATTGGCTTAGTAGTTGCTGGTTCACGCCTATACGCATTTAACGGAACCACAACCTACTTCACCGCAGAAACCGATGCGAGCTGGGCCTGGACTACCGTTACTGGAACTCCTGCTAATGCCCCCGTCGGCATTGTTTCTGATGGTAAAAATGTTTGGATAGCGCACACTGATGGCATTTACAAAACCGATACATCTAGTAGCGCTGTAGGCGGTTCAGCCTTTTCCAATGCCCCATCAACTCATACTTGGACTGGTATTTGGTTTAATAAAGGAAAACTGTTTGCCAGCGCTAACGATTCTAAGATGTATGAAATCTCATCTGCTGGAACTAAAACTGTACTTATAGATAAAAACACATTGGGATTTACCTGGACTGCTTCTACTGGTGTTGGTGGATACCACTATTTTGCTGGATTTAATGGAGATAAGTCTTTAATCTTTAAGGCCACTCTTACCGCTGAAGGCACTGGGCTAGCTCCTCCCATAGTCGCCGGTGAACTTCCAGACGATGAAAAGGTATTACACCTTAACGGTTACCTTGGTTATTTGATTATTGGAACCAACAAGGGTGTTCGTTTTGCTAGCACTGATGCAAATGGATACATAACTATTGGCGGTCTTATCGAAACCGGTCAACCTGTTTACGCCACCGAAGGTCAAGATCGTTTTGTATGGTTTGGTTGGGGTAATTACGATGATGTATCTAGCGGTCTTGGACGCATGGATCTTGCTGAATTTACCGCAACCCTAACGCCTGCTTACGCATCTGATTTGATGGCAGGAAAGCCAGCACTAAGAACTTCAGCAGCAAGTCCGACAGCCGCTGTTCCTATTCTTGGTGATGTTATGTCTGTAGTTACTTATGACGACAAGCGCGTATTCGCAGTTAAAGCAAAAGGTATCTTTACCCAAGTCACCGCCAAGGTTCCACAAGCTACTTTAAGCACTGGGTTAATTTCTCATGGAATTATTGACAACAAGTACGCTGCCTTCCTAGACGCTAGGTTAGAACCGTTGGCAACTGGAAACACATTAAGATTGGCTTACGCTACTGACTCAGGAGAGTTTTTTACCGCTGGTTCTATAGCAGAAAATGGATCTACTTACACTGGAGAGTTTTTTGTTGGAAAAGTTGGAAGAAATTTTGAAGTAAAAATTACCTTTGGAGACATTGCCCCAAGTACCCTTGTTGGCGCTAATGTCAATTGCACTGGGTTTATGCTTCGCTCCTATCCAGCGCCCAAGCGTGTAAGTAAATTCTCTGTACCAGTCATGCTATTCGATTCTGTAAACGTAGCTGATCGCGACTGGGCGGGCAATCCTGGCGCAGATTTTGAGTTTTTAAGCAACTTACACAAGCGCCAATTACCTTTCTCCTTTCAAGAAGGCGAAGTTTCCTATACAGTAGTAATGGACGACTATCAATGGCTTCCTGAAAAACGCTCTAATGTAAGCGGTTTCCAGGGAACTTTCGTTGCCGTTCTCCGAGAAATCCTGTGAGGTATTAAATGGCACGTCGCGAATATACATCCGGTCGTCCGACTACTTTATCAGCGGCATTTGATATTGGCGCTGGATCATTTACTATTGCAGACGATGGTAGCGCTGCAACTTGGCCTACCAGTGCTGACTATGACTTCTTTGTAACAATTGATGCCGGCACCGCCCAAGAAGAACGTGTACTGTGTTCTGCCCGCGCAAGCAGAGTAATAACCGTGGCGGCTGGTGGTAGAGGTGCAGACGGAACTACGGAAAGCAATCACTTAGCTGGTGCTACTGTTTGGCCTTCATGGTCGGCTACTGATGCTGCTGAGGCCAACATACACGTTGAATCTACTGGTTACGCTTCTTACTCCAAGAGTGTTCATGGCCTTGGATCAGGTGATGGTGTTGTAGTTGGAACAACCAAAGAGCAGACCCTCACTCTTAAAACTTTAACCTCTCCAAAGATTAACGAAAACGTTGCCCTTACTGCTACATCTACGGAACTGAACGTTCTTGATGGTATTCCAGGAACACTAACAGCTACTGAACTTGGATACGTTGACGGCGTTACTTCTGCTATCCAAACACAGTTAAATACACTAACCACTAATCTATCTGCTGCGGTTCCTGCTGGCGTTATTACTCAGTTTGGTGGTTCTAGTGCGCCAAGTGGCTGGGTACTATGCGATGGCACTGCTTACTCACGCACCGTTACTTACAACACTTTATTTGGTGCCATAGGAACAACTTATGGTACAGGTGATGGTTCAACTACATTCAATGTACCTAACCTAAAAGGTAGAGTTCCTGTTGGTCTTGATGCAACTGCAAATACTACTTTCACAATAAGCAATAAAGCATTAACTAGCAATGTTGCTACCTTGACTACATCGGCAGCGCATAACTTTATTGTTGGTAATAGCGTTACTGTTACCAGTGTTGACGCTACGTTTAACGGTACTTATACTGTCACTGGAACTACTAGCACAACATTTACTTACGCTAAGACTGCTACCAACGTTACTTCTACTGCCGCATCTGGTTCGGTTGTTGCTGCTGGAGAATTTGATGCTCTTGGTGAAACTGGTGGAGCAAAGACTCACACACTTGTTACGGGAGAAATACCATCACACAGTCATAGTGGTCAAATTGTATTTGATTCAGGTAATGACTATGGCACTGGAAGTACTGGTGTGACAGCCAACGGTGTTGGCGATTCTCAACCTGCTACTGGCTCAACTGGTGGTAGTGCAGCACACAACAACTTGCAACCGTACATCGTAGTTAACTACATAATCAAAACGTAATGAACATCCTAGACGCAGCTGGACAGGCTTCCCAGGTAATCGGGTTTATACTTTTACTTGTAACTGCCCTTGCTGGATTAGGAAGATTTTTTATTTTTAACCCGTTACGTAGAGAAATTAAAGAAGCGACACGCCCAATACACCCCTCTAGTAATGGCGGCCTCAGTCTCCCAGATGTAGCGCGGAAACTGGATAAATTAGAACTGCGTCAAGATCATACTGATTCGCAACTAGATTTAGTTATTTCATTACTGCGTAAATAACACTTTCTGTATTAGGGTGTTTAACAACATTCCTGATATGGAGATGATGAATGTCAATTACAGATAAGTTAGCCAGCGCTGTACCAATAAAGACTGGTAAGAACTGCAGCATGTGTTCAATCCTTCCGCAGTTAAAAGATGAAGATAGAGAAGCAATACTAAGCGCTATGTCCATTCCAATGACTGAACCAAGGCGCATCACAGATAGACAGATTTCAGATATCCTCCAAAGCGAAGGGTACGAAATTTCTTCCAACTCGGTGTACCGCCACCGAAGAAACCACATGGATAAAAAATGAGCCTTGAAGATAAGTTAAATAACCTTGACCTAGAGAAGCAAGAAAAACCCCGCGCTGAGATCGGACTAGACGGCGGTGAGTTTACTACCGGACCATTGACCGAACCTATCGGTGAAGATTGGTCGCCAATCCTAAAATCCTTTGGATTAGATCCTGACGTATTTGAAGTCGAAGGCGACAAAGTAAGAATGTCCAAGTGGCAACAGTCAAAGCGCCTAGAAAACGGTGATCGCGATACAGTCTGGATGTACAGCTACAAGGCGATCTTTAAGAGGCGTACCGAAGCGAGCATCAGTAAGGACGAGTTCGACGCCCTACGGGCTTCTGTGGAGCGCTGGAAGCCAATTAGGAAGACACTAGGAACTGGTCTTGGAGAACCATCATCATTCGTGGTGCATTGGGCAGACTGGCAACTTGGTAAGAGCGGTGTCGTTGAGACCGTAGACCGCGTGTATGAGTCTTTTGAGAAGACCGAAAAGCGCATCAAAGAACTTAAAAAGATGGGTCGCAACATTGAGGGATTAGTTATCTCCAACATGGGTGATCCAACTGAAGGTTGCGATGGCAACTATTCTTCTCAACTATTTACAGTAGAACTTACACAGCGCGAACAACTACTTTTAGCGTTGGACTTGTGGACTACCGGCATCAAGACACTAGCGCCGTTGACAGATCACACTACATTCTTGTCAGTGCTTTCAAACCATGGTGAATGGATGCGACGCGGAGGCAAGCAAGTAACATCTGACTCCGACAGCGCTGATGGATTCCTAGCAAATACCTTGGAACGTATCTTTGCTGACACCGACCACGTAGACCGCTGGGTTATTCCTCACGATGAAATGTTAATGCAGTACGACATCTCTGGTGTTCCTTGTGCGTTTACTCATGGTCATACAATCAAAGGCAAGGAAGTAGATTGGTTGCGCGGGCAGTCAATTCGTTTGTTGCGGGACTACGGCGTAGAGCCACGCCTATGGTTTACAGCGCACAAGCATCACGTTAAGGGTGAAGACATGGGACCTTGGTGGCGCTGGCAGTGTCCGTCTCTTGATGGCGGATCCAAGTGGTATCTCGACATGGCTGGGGTATGGTCAACTCCTGGAACTTTGACTATGCTGGTCGGACAACATGACAAGCGCTTCTGGTCGGACATGGAAGTTGTATAGGAGATGGAATGTACGAAAAGGCTGCTAGCACTCTAGATACAGCAAACGAACTTATTACTGGAGCAAGACAAGAGATTTACGGCGATGCAACTGAGACCGCTCGCCGTATCGGAATGGCATGGGCTTCCATTATCGGGATTGGAGAACCCATACCGCCGTTCCAGGTACAAGCTATGATGGCTGCACTGAAACTGGTAAGAGCAAGTATCGACCCATCGCATGAAGATTCTTGGATTGATGCGGTGGCGTACACAGCGCTTGCAAATGATTCAGTACACCTATAGGGTCAGTACCATAGAAAGCCTCAGAAGCCGTAGGGGAAGACGGCAACTGGGGCTTTTTTATTTGCGTGGTAAAATTAGGACATGCCTTCTAAAGTAATTAAAATCGCCAAGCTAATGCTTGCCCTTGTCATTGTTGAAATTGGCGCTGTTGTCGCCGTCGGTTCTATCGCTGGAATCGAACCACTAAAGGCTGCGCTTCTAGCTGCCGGTACTGCCGTACTCAGCGTTTCCGCTGCGCTTGCTCTTGGCTTCATCAAGGATGGCAAGTTAGACGACGAAGAAATTCAATCCGTATTCACTGAGATTGCAAAGAAGAAGGAAAAAAGCTAATGGCGTCCCCAATTGCAGGTAAGACTCCAAGTACCCCATATAAGAAGGCTGGGAAAATGTGGTCCAAGGGTTACCACACCGGAGTTGACTACGCAGTTCCAACTGGTACTAATGTACTTGCTGTTGCTGACGGAAAAATTGAAAGCGCTAACTGGGGTTCCGCATATGGTACCCAGTTGGTCCAAAAATTAGATGGCGGTTGGTTCATCTACGCACACCTTTCAAAGGCGCTAGTAAAGCCAGGAGACAAAGTAACCAAGGGTCAGCACATTGCTGAGTCTGGTAATACAGGTAACTCCTCTGGTCCCCATCTTCACGTAGAACTCAGAAATGGACCTCGCTGGAGTACAAGCGAAGATCTAGATCCAGCTGCAATCTTAGGTTCGTAACTATGCGTAAGGCTGCGGGTATTGCACTCGCTGGCTTACTTGTTCTCTGGATGCCACCATCTAAAGCCGAGTCAGCCGAACCTTACGTAGTTACAACCGCAAAAAAGTCTGGTCTTTGTAAGTCAGAAGAAAATCAAAATGTCACTGGTAAGTGGCAAACTTTTAATGGTTGTGATCCGTTCGTACTGGGCGGGGATCGATCCTTATTCTTTGTTCAGTTACACATCAACTGCGAGAAGCGTCCTAAGTACGTGAAATTACGTCTAGCGCGCTTAACTCCAGAAGGCAGAGACACCACAGGTACAACTACATTTTCATTTACCAAAGAAACTACACGCGACTGGCAGGGAACAATGTGGTGGGAATCTAAAACTACTTACCCAATCGTCGCGCAGTACAAAGTAGTTGGCGGTAAATGCTATTCAGATGAACGTCAATTTAAGTGGTGGCAACCTTAGTGAAAAAAGTATTCCGCCTTGGCATGGTTGCCTTGATGGTTGGGATCTTCGCAATAACTTCCCCAGCTAGAGCAAATGTTGTTTGCAACACTTACACCTACACAGGACATGACGACACGGCTTATCCTGCTAACTTGCCGTTTACGTTAAAGCTAGGACAGACAGAATACGCAAACGTTTTTGTGACTACTAACGGAACTCTTACTTTTGGTCAGCCTGATGCTAACTATTGGTCTTACCCAAATACTCCTAGCGTTTCAGTTGCAGGTTATGACTGGGTAACATTTGGGCAGGGTGCTTATGTTTCTTTTGGTTCAACTGAAAACACGTTATGCGTGGAGTGGAGCCTACGTCCTTACCCACAGTCGCAAGGCGAATTAACTCAGATCCGATTAGTGATTAACAAGTATCCAAATGGCAACTGGCATGGTGAGGTAACTACCTTTGGTTGGTTGCCTGCTGATCTAAGGCGTGGCATCCGTTACGTTCAGGGTGAACCAGTAGTAACTATCGAAGCTGCCTTTGACGTAGGCGATGGCGGTGTTCCAATTGAAGTCCCACCTGCCCCAACACCATCATCTTTCACAGAGCCACCAGTAGTCCCATCAGAAACACCAACCCCAGAAGTAACACCTGAACCAACAATTTTGCCTACTCCTACTGTAATTCCAAGCCCTACACCGACTCCAGAGCCGACTTTAGAACCAGAGCCAACGCCAGAGCCAACTCCTATTCCAAGTCCCTTAGAAACCGTTATAGAGGCTCCTGAGCCTATCGTCGTTCCAGAGCCTTCTGAAATCCCTGTTTTTGAGCCTGAACCAGAGGTTGTCGAGCCAGAGCCTGAACCTGAGCCAATTGTTGAGCCAGAAGTTGTACAAGAACCTGTACAAGAAGAACCGACCCTAGAAGAAGTTACGCAAGAAGTTATTGAAGATGCGCTATCCGATGGTGTGTTAACTGACACCGAGCGCGAACTTGTAGCGGATGCGTTGCTTGAAGAATTTGCTGATGAGCCAGTCAGCTTTGAGGCTTTTGAGGAATCTGGCTTGGACTACGAGGACTT